TCAGCTGGGCAGCTCATTGGCAGGCAGCAACTGCCAGCCAAGGGCCAGCCAGTCGGCCACATCCACGGGATGCACCTGCCGGATCTGATCGCCCTTACCAATCTGCGGCAGGCCGGGCTTGGTGGTCGCGGCCATCACAGCTGCGGGTTGAGCCCGGGTCTGAGGGGGCGGAACCAACGGTTGCTGTGGCGTCTGTTCAGCTGAGGGGGGATGCTCTTTGGCGGCAGCCGGAGCCGGAACCACCACCTCTTCGAGGAGAGGAGATGGCTCCACGGCAGCCTCCGGAGCGTCACCCGAATCGGGCCGATCGCCGTCTGTGTTGCGTGGTCGTGCCATAGCGATCTCCTCAGGCTGGAACGGTGGCCGTAAGCCCAGCCAGCAGCCCGATAGGCGTTTTCGGCGTGATCACCGCTTTGGCCAGGGCCACAGCCGGGAACTGCACATGCGGCCGATCGGCAGGATCGAGGGCAATGTCGTGGCCGCTGATGCGGGCCTCCACCAGGCCGCCCTGGGCAGGCACGGCCACCTTGCACAGGCTCACGAATCGGCCCTGTTTGCCGTCTTCCCGCAGCGGTGCCACCAGTAGCTCAGCCTCCACGGCTGTGGCGGCGCCGGGGTGGCTCACCACAAAGGAGAAGCAGCAGGCGGCATCGAGCTTGGTGTTCAGCTGCACCACCTCGCCGCTGGCACGGCTCAATGGGAAGGGCCGAGTGGCGCCATGTTGGATGGCGCCCACCAGCACGGTTTCGGCATCGAGCAGGGGGTTGGAGTTGTGTCGGAACATCGGTCTCTCCTGCCTCAGGCGGCGGTGATGTTGAACAGACGGCCGGCACTGCGGTCATGCAGCACCGCAAAGCCCACGTACCAATCGACGCGGGTGCGGAACACCGGGGCATCGGGCACCTCGCCCAGATCGCGCACGGAGATGCCATAACGCCCCTGGAAGGGCCCCTGCAGGCCGGTCACCCCCTGATCCCCGAAGGCCAGGCAGTAGATCGAGGTGGTGTCACCGGCTTCCGAGAAGCCGAGGATTTCGCGGCCCTGGGCGTCACGGTCCACCGTGAGGATTTCGCACTCCTGGTAGCGATGCACCACGGCGCCGAGGCTGTTGGTCTCGGCGGTGTAGGCGCAGCAACCGCCGGCGCGGGCCAGGGCATTGAGCTGGCGGCGCACCGCCTTGCTCATCAGCAGGTACTTGGGCCTGCCCATGCCATCCACGCTGTCCACCAGGGCGTCGAGGGCATCGAGGCTCACGGTGCGGCCACCGTTGTCCACCACGTTGCCGCCGCCCAGGGGCAGGCGTTTCTGCAGCCCATCGAAGCCTCGGGGGTTGGAGGCGGTGTCGCCTTTGACGATCGTGGCTTCCAGCGTCAGCCGCATCGAGCGGATCTTCATCTCGATCTGGCTGGCACGGGCCTCAGGGCCCATCAGGTCCACGATCGAGCGGTCCACATCCACGTCTCCCCCGAAGAGGTGAACGGCCTCAGCGCGCTGGTCGGCGACGCCGTAGCTCTGGGTGTACCCCTCGTTCACGGCCCGGAAGCCCACGTTGGGCAGCTCGGCCTCCTGGGCATAGAAGATGCCGCTGCCGGCGATGTTCATGAAGGGGAGGCGGCTCAGTAGTTCCCCTTCTGCGAAGGTCTTGAGAACGGCCAGGTGCTCCAGCCGGTTCTCGTACTTGGCCGCCTCGATCAGCGTGAGGCCCATTACCACTCCCGGGGCCTGACCCCAGCAACGTCAACTCCTATTGCCGAGTGTAAGGAAACGGTCTTAGCGTGTCCTTCTAGGTCGTTTTTGTGCGCTTGTTGCCACGACATGAAGATATACGCGTACAAAGTAAAGCCTGAGGACGATTCCACTAGCCCACTGGAACGGGCGTTTGAGTTTTATGGCAAATGGCCTCTGGACCAGCGAATGCGAGATCTTCCAGGCTCGCGCATCCGGCTTGAAAGCTTTGAAAAGAAAGGAGGTCTATATTATGCCAACTTTGTTGCTTTTAGAGGCGGCTCTGGCCCGGTCATTGTCTCAGAGCGGCGGCCTATGTCAGAGATAGCGATAGATGATGATGAGTTCTTTGGCGAGGACACCGCATGTCTTTATGATCCTCAGTTTAAGTATATCTTGATCCAGTATAACCATCATGGCCCTAAGGCCTCGGCCATCCAGGACTATTTGACTTTTGTGGAGGGCGAGCTCACTCACCAGTATATTTTGGCTCCTAAACTTTCCCAGGCTAGCGAAGAGCGCATCAGAGGGCTTCGTCTTGTTAGCAAGCTAGAGGTCGCTTTTGCAGTGCCAGAATTAATCAATGAGAAGATGCCGTCGAGCATCTCCGTGGGAGGCGCACTCGAGCTTGCCAGGAAAAATGGAGCCGACACGCTCGAATTGGTGTTGGGCAATAGGCGGGGGCTGATTGATGGAGCTATAAAAGATTTGGTTGTTGATCTTTTCAGGATTTCTCCTGGTGATCCGGGGGTCAGGAAATTGACTCTTAGGGCTCAGTCAGGTGAAGACTCGCCTCGCGAAACCATAGATCTGATTGCAGAGCGCCTGTGCTCAGAAGTCGATGTTCCGTTAGGATTAGGTCGACGGTACTCACTGCCAGATCGCTGGAATCAGTTGACAGCTGTTAGGCGATCTTGGATTGAAGCAGGCTTGTTGATCTGAGTGTAAATGAGGCGATTTTCTTTTTTGTTGGAAAGATTCGGGCCATGGGTGCTTGCCATCCCTTTTGGGCTTTGTTCTTGGTTTTCAGTTTTGATATATCTTCAGACAAGTCCGCAAGCTTTGTTGGCGGATCCTTAACTGTGTCTGCACTATTTGTTGGATTTCTTGCGACTAGCAAAAGCATCATGATGTCCTACAAGGGATCCAGAGTTTTCGCTCAGCTGAAAAAGACTGGCCACTTGTCTAGAATGGTTAGTTATCTAAGGTTCGCCATATATTCTTCTCTTTTGTGGCTTGGATTGGGCTTTGCTATGTACTTTATTCAGTCGAGGCTGATCTCTGCTGTGTGGTCATTTCTGGCCGCTCTGTCTGTCGTTTCATTCATTCGGATAGTTCATCTGCAAAGTAAGTTGATTGAGAGTTGAGTGCAGAAGCCTGAGCTTCTCTTGGCTCAGCTGCGTCTTGTCCCAAACCCCGCCCGGTACAACTCCGCAGCACTCATGGCCTGTGGATTGATCAGCTCTCCGTTGGCGCCCACCGTGCCGGTGCCGTAGTTCACCGCGGCTGGGCCTCCCATGGCGCCCCGTTGCTGGAACAGGAAGCCGTACACGGGGTGGACCCTTAGGTCCTCCAGGAACTCAGAGGCAGTTAGCGGTCTGCCGTCATCACCCAGTAGCGGTTGCCCCTGGGCATCGAGTGGTTCCAGGCTGTCGCTGCCGTCCTTGCTGGGCACCAGGCGAAAGCTCTCCCACAGCTGGCCCTTGAACACGTCAAAGAACGTGCCGCGGCCATCGCCGCCGGTGCGGCCCTCGGCTTCTGAGAAGGCTCGCTCCAGCAGCCGTTCCTTGCGCAGCTGCAGCACCCGTTCGGCCGCGGAGTCCCGCTCAGCGGCGATCGCGGCCACCTTGCGGGCGCTCGCTTCCTCCATCTGGCGTTCCCGCAGCTCCAGCTGCTGTTCGAGCTTCTGCTTCTGCTTCTCCGCCTCCTGCAGCCGCGTGTACTCCTCGGGGTTGATCTCGGAGAAGCGGTTGAGCTGCTGTTTGAGGGAGCGGATCTCCTTCTCCAGTTGGTTACTGCGCCGCCGCTCGGCCTTCAGGGCGTCGGGCACTACCGGCAGGTCGTGGTCGCTCGTCTGGATGCCTTCGGTTTCGGGGCTCTCCCCATACCCATGGCTGGCAGCCAGAGTGGTCTGATCCGGCCGATGCTCAGTAGCAGCCTCGGCTTGAGCTGGGTTGTGGTCGCTCTCGGCGCCCTGAAGGGCGGCAGAGGCGGGGCGGTTGAGGTTGGGAGTGCTGGTGGCCATGACCCGTCGCGGCTGTCAGTGGAGCGAGCACCCCGTCCGGGCTGTGCTCACTCCCTATTGCCGAGCCAGTCCACGGCGAGGGCCGGCCTACGTTTCTCTACGGAACGTCAATGCCAGCTGTGTGTCGCCCATGCCCCTGACCGAGGAGCAGCAGGCCGTCGTTCACTCCCGTTCGGAGGCGCTGAAGGTCGTTGCCTTTGCGGGAGCTGGCAAAACGTCCACCCTCCGGGCTTACGCCCAGGCAAGGCCCGAGCGGCGGATGCTCTACCTGGCCTTCAACAACGCCATTGCCCGTGAGGCTGCCGGCAGGTTCACGCCCAATGTCACCTGCCTCACCACCCACTCCCTCGCCTTTCGGGCTGTTGGGCACACCTATCGCCACAAGCTGGCGAATAACGTCCGCGCCAACCAGGCCGCTCAAGCATTAGGCCTGAATCCCGGCGATTCCTCCGGCTTTGGCCATGCAAACCAGTCGCTGCGGGCTCTCAAGCACTTTCTGAGCACCAGTTGCGCAGACCTCGACGAGTTCGCAGATCTCGTCGCAGACGAGCGAAAGCATCAACCCGCCGCGATTGAAGGGGCCGCTCGGTTGTGGCAGGCGATGTGCGACCCCGGCAATGAAGCGATGCCGATGCTGCATGACGGCTACCTCAAGCTCTTTCAGCTCTCAGCGCCCCGGCTTGATTACGACACGATCCTCTTTGATGAGGCTCAGGACGCCAACCCAGTCACGCTCGCCATCGTCAGGGAGCAGAGCTGCGCGAAGGTCTTTGTTGGTGATCCCCACCAGCAGATCTATCAGTTCCGCTACGCCGAGAACGCGATGGCGGATCCCTCGCTCACCGATGAATTGTTTCTCACCGAGAGTTTTCGCTTCGGGGATGACATAGCCGCGGCGGCTAACCGGTTGCTGGCTGTGAAGCGGGAGCGCAACCCCGTCAGGGGTGGTCGGAGGGTGCCGCCTTCCTCCACCAAAGCCTGCATCGCTCGCGGCAATGCTGCGCTCTACAGGCGTGCGGCTCTCTTGGCCGAGCAAGGCGACACCGTCTGCTGGGTTGGGGGTATCGACGGCTATCGCCTCGATCTTCTCAATGACATCTGGCTCCTCAAGGCCGGGCGTCGTTCAGGCATCAAAGATCGCTTCGTGGCGCGATTCGAGGATTTCGACGCGCTGCAGGGCTATGCCACCGCCCAGGACGAGCGTGATCTCAAGGCGTGGATCAGGGTGATCGAAGGCCATTCGCGTTGGCAGGCCATTCCCAAGGAGATCGCCTTGGTCAGGAGCCTTTCCGTCGCCCAGCCGGAAGGCGCCACTCTCGCTTTAGCCACAGCCCACAAATCCAAGGGGCTCGAATTCGGGAGTGTGGAGCTGGCGGATGACTTCCCGGAGGCCGAACTGGCCAATCCGGTGAAATACAGCCGTGAGAGTCATCCGGTGTTCTGGGATGACCAGGGCTTCCGTGGAGGGGTGTTGTTGCCCTTGGAGGAGATCAACCTCCGTTATGTGGCGATAACCCGGGCCGAAACCACCTGCAAGTCAGGGCAGTGGCCCGCCCCGATGTTCAACGGTCTGGCTGACTACATCAGGCGCTATCCCCGCTTCATCACCCTGGAGGAAGCAAGGGAACGGCCGCTCGCTGTTGAACCTCCATCCGCGCAACCGTCGCCGGAGGCCGTTGTCGATGTGGCGGCCCTCGTGGCTGTCTACACGAGGAGCTATCCCCTGCTGCGTTGGGACCTCCTGGCTCAGCGCTGGCAGCAAGGGAGCACCGATGTGAACGCTCTGCTGAATGGGCATCCGCTGCAGTCAGCTGAGTTGCTGGTTACGGCGTTTGTCGATGCTCTCGCCGCATGCGGCCAGGCTGAGGTGGCACCTGAGGGAGAAACAACCCCAGCCCCAGAGGCATCTGCTTCTTCGGAACAGGAGCCTTCCAATCCCGCTCTGCCGGATCTAATCAGTGCGGACTATGGGCTGGCTCCGGTGGTGATGGAGAAGCGCTTCAACTCCACAGGCTGGTCTGAGGTGGGAAGGGTGCAGATCGCCTGCCCACGATGTGCGACCAAACCCTTGGTGGCGTTCAACCGGCCGCGCTTAACCAAGACCTCGGACCAGTGGTATCGCCAAGACTGGGCTTTGTTCTGCCCGAATTGCGCCCTGTTGCATGAGGCAGCGGACTCACAGAAGCTCAGGCTGCAGAAGCCTCACCTCGGGGGGCCGGAAGTCGTCACCGTGATCCGCTCAGCGAGGTCCTGATCGCCTCACAAAGGCGCGCTCGTTTCATCCGGGAGCTGGTGCTGCTTCATCGTTCCGTAGATCCGCTCACCAACCAGTGGTTGGGTGATGGTGCCGATGCCACCGGAGCCGTAGTAGGCGCCGAATTCGATCACCTCGAAGGCCGTGTGGATCCGCCGTGGGTCGGCCTCGCTGTCGGGTGGATCGGTGAGCTGCCTCAGATCCCCCAGCCAGATCAGCCCTTTGCAGGGCACCTGCACCGTGCCCTCCGCTCTTGTGGCTACCCGCAGGTTGTCCTGCTGCCACGGCAGCGAGGCGCTCAGCCAGTCGAGTGGGTCGGTGCTCTGCATCGGCAGGCGACTGGCGCGGCAGATGAAGCCGCTGTAGGTGAAGTCGCCGGTGTCGACGCCGGGTCCGTTCTCTTTGGCGGTGATGTAGTTGCCCCTGCGCAGGAAGCACTCAAAGACGTGGCGCCACAGCCTCGGTGAGTCCATGTCGCCGGGGATCAGGTTCTGGAACTGCAGCAGCCGGGCATTGGCGTAGGGGCTGAGGGGATTGCCGCCGGCCGCGGCACCCGTTGCCTGCACCACTGGAGTTGGCCACGGCGTGCTCATCGCTCAGCCCCTCAGCAGCGCTGCGGTGAACGGCGGTAGGGCGCTCTGGCTCTGGCTGCTCCAGCCCTGCAGCGCCGGCAGGATCAGCAGCAGTTGGCTGCACAGGTTCAGCCGCTGCCGCTGCAGGGCTTCCGCGGTGCTCACGGGCTGTTTGCTCACCAGCCGTTCCTCCACCTGCAGCAGATCGGTGGCGTAGTGCACCACATCCACCTGGCTGGCGGGGGCCACGCCGGCCGCGGCGCTGCTGCCGGGTAGGGGGCCTTTGTGTTGCTGCTCGCTCCATCTCTGGTGATCGGCTGGGCTCAGCTGCAACAGCTGGACATCGAGCACGCCGATCTGATCCAGCATGATCCGGGCGGTGGGGATGGCATCGGAATAGCCCTGCTCCAGCTGCAGCATTGCCTGGTTGATGGCCTCCACACCCGGCCTGGTGGCGCTGATGCCCAGGGCGATCCGGATGGCCTCCAGATCGCCTGGCCGCCAGCTGGTGGCAGGGGTCGTGGTCATGGCGGATCGGCGGCGGGCAGCAGCTCGGCGCCGCTGGTGACGCTCTGGCTCACCTGCACCGGCGTGGCCAGCTCCAGCAGTTGCCGCAGCTCATCGCGGCTCACCACGCCCTTCTCCTCCAGGAGCAGCCATTCGCTCACCGTCGGCCTGGGCGCCACCGGTGGCGTCAGCGGATTCACCGACACCTGCAACGTCGCCTGCGGGCTGAGGGGTTCGCCGGTGATCGCGCACCAGTGCTGCAACAGGCTGCTGAATAGCGATGCCTTTTGGATCGCCTGGCTCTGCAGCAGCGCGTACGACTGGCTGGCCGCCAGCGAGATCTCCGTTGCCGTCCTGGCTACGCCACCGCTGCTGCTGGGGATCAGGGCATCACGCCGCATCGCTGCATCCAGCACCTGCAGCCAGGCGCGGTGCTCGGCCAGGGAGCGGGCCTGCACCTCGGCGAACTGGAAGCTGGCGCCCTCCGGTAGGTCCATCACGGTGTTCGGTCCCAGCACCACCGGTTCGCTGCCGGGTGGCTGCCCCACGGCACCCACCACACCTGTGCGCACACCCACCGGCAGGGCGCAGCGGCTGAGCAGTTCCTGGTAATCGCTCTGGCAGCGGAACTGGTTCAGGTATTGGTGCGCCAGCCCCAGATGCGGCAGCTCTCCCTCCCCGAAGCCGTCGCCGTCGCTCGAATACCAGAGGGCCGGCAACTGCTTGAGCCCCTGATACAGCCGCTGCTCCAGCTGCTCCACCTGCCAGCCCGAGGCGCTCTGTGGATCAGCCACGAGCATTTCGGTGCTCAGGGCAACGCCCTGCGCTTTGAGCTGCAGGCTGCGGTACAGCCAGGGGCAGGGCTGCTCGGGCCAGAGCCCGATCGCATCAGTCGGCAGCGGCTCGCTACCCGGTTTCGCTTCCCGCCAGGTGTTCCGCACCGGCAGGCCATGGGAGTGGGGCAGCTGCCAGTTGAGCAGGTCGGTGCGGGGGATCAGCTGCAGGCGCGGCAATGAAAGCCGATCACCCCGGCGCAGGGCCTGTTGCCGGTCTCCTTCCGAAGGCCAGATGTGATCGGGCGGCAACACCAGCAGCAGGCACCCGCCATCGCGCAGCACCAGCACGTCGGCCGCGGCCAGGAATGCGCCCAGGTCCGTGCCGCGTCCGTCCACATCGCTGAGCACCAGCTCCAGTCCAGTGGGCAGGGCCGTCCAGTTCTCCCGCGACAACATCCCCGCGAAGGTGCGCAGCGCATCGCGGAAGAACCCCGATGGCAGGGCTGCCTCCACCCGGCGCCGATAGGCCCCCTCCGGTTCGCGTTCGCCCCGCGGCAGGTAGTGCTCCCGCCGTCCCTCCAGCAGGTTCCAGCAGTCGGCCACCAGTCGCAGCTGGCCGCGGCGGCGCTGCAGTTCAACGGCCTCTTGCAACAGCAGGGCCGCGGGAGAAACGCCGGTGGCGGTGGGCTGGCTCAGGGCTCTGCCGCTTTCCCCCTATTGCCGAAGCTCTTCTGCTGCATTGCCATCCAGCTCCACCGGCAGTGCCACCACCCGCACGGCGCAGGCCCGCACGATCTCGGCCCAGCGCTCCAGGCTGATCCCCAGCCGCAGCGGCACCTCCTCGGCGGGGCAGCCGCTCTGCAGCAACTTGCGGCCGCGGGCATGCAGTTCCCGCCAGCGGCCGGGAATGCTGATGGGGAACCCCTTGTCTCGTAGGTAGTGACGGATCTCGCCGTTGATGAACGGCCGGGCGTAGGCGCGGAAGTGGCCGGGCCGGGGGCTGCCGTGACAGGGGTCGTAGCGGCGGGCCGCCTTCAGCAGACCGATGGCGGCTTCCTGCTGCAGATCGTCTCGGGGAATCGGCGTTCGGGCGGCGTAGTGCCCGGCCACGCGGTAGGCGAACTCCAGGTGTTCTCGTACCAAGGCATCCGCAGCGGCCAGGGGGCAGCGGGCGGCACGCGGTTGTCTGGAACGGGGGGCGTGGACAACAGCTGGTTTTGCGGAGGCAGCGTTCCCGCAGGGTCTGGGGCGATGGGAGGGCATGGGGATCCGTTGCAGAGGGTCAGTGGGAGAACATCAGCGGCCGCGGCGGCTCGCTCCGGCCGCGGCCTCGCCAGTGCTGCTGCTGCATCCAGATCACGCCCTGGCAGAAGGCATCCACCAGGTCGTCATGGGCGCCGGTGGGAAAGCTGAGCAGTTCGCTCTGCAGCGCCTCCGTGGGGCGGTGGAAACCCACCTGCCCCGCTTCAAGCCATGGGGCTACGGCATGGGCGCGGCTCACCTTGCTGCCCTGCGGCCGGATGGCGATCAGCCCGGGGATCTGTCGCCGGAGCAGCTGACACACCGCCGGGCCGTTGGCGGCGTCTTCGATCAACACGGCATCGGGATTCAGGCCTTGGCGCTTCAGGGCATCCAGGCTCTGGAGGAGGTAGTTCACCGTGCCCGGCAGATCGAGCTGATGGCGCTGGGCCCACAGCACCTCGATCAGGAACGGCGGCTCACCGCCAGGGTCCGCTGCGGTGTTCGCCAGGGCAGCGCTGCTCGGGTGGAGTTGCAGGCCGCTTTCCCTGGCCTGGTGGAGGGGTTGAGGTGCTCGGCTCTGATCCACCAACCCCAGCAGCACAAAGCCACAGGGATCGTTCGCGGCACCGCCCTTGAAGGCCAAGTCGCAGGAGAGCACCAGTGGGGCGTAAGTCCTGCTCTCACTGCTGCTCTGGCGCACGTACGCAGGCCGCAACCACTCGCTGCGAAACAGCAGTCCCTCTGCTGGAGAGGGCCGTTGTTGGTACAGCGCCTCCCACCAGTAGCGGCCGGCTCGGATGCGGATCTGCTCCAGCTCGGCCAGAGGAAAGCGCTCCGGGCAGAGGGGAGCACCTGGCTCGCGCCATTCCGGCTCCACGCTGCAGGTGGGCGGGAAGCTCAGGCGGATCTCCTGGGGTTCCGCAAGGGCCGGCAGGTTGAGCACATGCCAGTGCTGCGGTGCATCTCCCGCTTCCTGCTCCAGCAGCCAGCCGATTAGGTCGTCCTGATGCCAGCGGGTCAGAACCACCACCTGGGCAGCCCCCGCCGTGGCGTTCACGCCGGGTTCGGCGCGGGTGAGCCAGACGGACTGGAACCATTCGATCAGCTTCTGGCGCTGGGCAGCACTCCCCGCATCCTCAGGGCCCTTGTAGGGGTCGTCGATCACCCCGAGGGCATATCCCTTGCCCGTGAAGGGACCCCGCACCCCGGCCGCGATGCAGCCGCCGCGCTGGGGCGTCAGCCAGTTGCCAACCGCCGTCGAGTCCTTTGAGAGGGGGTGGCCGCAGGAGCGGTAGAAATGGCGCGCCTCCCGGCTATGGGCGTAGGCCAGCTCCGCTGAATAGGAAGCGATCGCGCAGAAGCGATGCGGGTAGCGGCTCACCCAGTATGCGGGGAACAGCTTGGAGACCAGCAGTGATTTGCCGAGCCGCGGTGGGCAGCAGACGATCAGGCGATGCAGCTCGCCATCGGCCACATGCTGCAACAGGTCAATCAGGCGTTCGGCCCAGGTGTGGAAGGCGTAGCCCGGATAGGCCGCGGCGATGAAGCGGCGGAAGTCCGCAGTAACAGCGGCGGCATCAGGAGCCAGGGAGGGATCACGCGCACCCAGCACCCCCCAGTCGCCCCAGGCGTCGCCCGAGTTGAGCAACCCTGCTGAGCCTGTGACGCTCGTGGCAGACATCAGGATCGGTTCTCCGGTGCCTTCAATGGGGCCCGCAGCATTCCGCCGATCTCGGCAATCACCCGATAGGCCCCGACGGCGGCATTGAATTGCTCCTTGTCCATCGCCCGGCGGGCGAGTTCATTGAGGGCAAAGATCTGCTCGGCCTGATGTTGGAGCCGATTGCTGATCAGTTCTTCCACCATGCGTTCCCGTGCCAGAGCCAGATAGCGGCTCACGGTTTTGGTGTTGGTGATCCCCCAGTTTCGGGCAGCATTGTCCCGAATCTCGATCAGGGGCAGTCTCTGAGCGATCCAGAGTTGGGCCTCGGCGATCCGGCGCTCGGTTTCCTGGCGGCTCGGCCGGGGTGCAAACGGTTTTGCGCTGCTGCGGCGTGGCGGTTGGCTGCAGTTTGGGTGTCGTTTTCTGGATGACTCTTTTCTCTCTGGTTGAGGCCAGATCGGGTTGCCGTCCGCATCTTCTGAAGGCGCGGCTTCCCGCAGCACATCCACCGGATCAGTGCTGAGATCCGGGTTGCGCGTTTCTTCTGGATGGGCATCAGATTTGCCCACTGTGCCGACATCTGTCTCGCTTAAGTCTAGGGATGGAAATGTAGTGCGGCCATGGCTTTTCTGGGCTCTTTTGTGTTGATTAGTGCCCTGAAAGCTGTCCTTGTCCGAGTCGATGTCGCCGAGCTCGGCCACCTGCACGATCGCCCCGCGGCAAGGGCTTCGCGAGCTGGCCTCCGCAGGCTGCTGAAACCAGGGGATGCCTGGTTCCAATCACATCCAGCCAGCCCTTGCCTTTGCGGGGCGGACGTTTCGGCGTCCTTCGTCGGCTTGTCATGTCAGTCGTTGTGGATAGGAGCCGTCTTGGCTGTAGTGCTTCAGGTCTGGCTCAGTCCCTTGTGGTGGTTGCAGCTGGCAGTCGGCATCTCGATTGGTCCGTCGAGGCGGTGGCGCTTTCGCTGCTGCAGTGCTCCAGTCCGCGGCTTGTTCATGCGGTGTTTCATGGCGCAGCTCGTGGCGCTGATGCGCTTGTCGATCGGGCTGCACGCCGTCTTGGTTTGCCCGTGCGGGCGGTTCCCGCCCAGTGGTCCCGTTACGGCCGCTCGGCTGGTCCGCGTCGCAACCAGTTGATGCTTCAGCAGGCGCTTGCTTTGGCTACAGCGCGTTCCACCGCAGCCCATGCCGTTGGCGTGCTCGTGCTGCTGTTCCCCGGGGGGGCGGGTACCGCCTCTCTGCGCCGGCTGGCTTCCGGCAGTGCTGGGGCGGTTCCGGTTGAGCTGGCTTTCGTGAGCAACACCCCGGCCACGGCTGCTGTGAGCACCGCAGGGAGCTCCGCGCCGGGCACCTCCAGTCTCCGCCCCTGGCAAGGGCTTCGCGAGCTGGCCACCCAGGGCTCATCCCAGCGGTCAGAAAAGCCGTAGCGCGGCGCTTGGCCAGCCCTTGCCAGCCGGGGCGGTCCTGGAGGCGTCCCTTCGCTGCGCCTGCAGGCGTTTACGGCCATGTCTCACACGATCTCGGTTGCCAGTTATCGGCCAAGTGCCTTGATCCGCAGTGCACTCAAGGAGTTGCAGCTGCTGATGCTCTGGGAGCGCCAGGGCAAGTCCATCGATCCACGTTGCACACCGTGCAGCGAAGAGGAAGTGGCGATCCTGGAGGAGGAGCTGATCCCGATGATGCAGTTCTTCCTGGCTCGCACAGAGGAGATCGCGATGGAGCGTTTTCTCTCGTTCGAGGCTGATGTCGCCAGGGCAGAAGCCCAGTGGCTGCCATCGGCCTGAAGGTGCCAGGCCGGCCTTTGTGGCCGGCTTTTCCCTCCCAGCTCTTTAGTTCAGATAGCCCCTGGTGTTGCAGGTCTTGTAGGCCGTGGCCTGGGCGTCATCGGGCCAATCCCTCCCGAAGGCCAAGGTGGCGATCGCAGCGTTGATCCGCTCAGAAGCCCAGATTCCTCCGTTGGCTTTGAGGCCAGCACGGCATAAAGCCCGTAAAGCTGTCTCTTCATCACCGGTCAAAGCACGTGCAGGCTCACCTGTGCTGATGAGCAACGTCAGTACAAAGCCAGTCGCGGCTGCCGTGGTGGTTTTGAAGCGATCGAAGACGACTCGCATCAACCTTGGGGTGCTAATGCTGGCTTCTTCAGCATGCTCGGCCACACAAGGGCGCCGCAAGTTGGTCTGCCACGGAAAGCTGGGCTCAGCACGGCCCAGCATGCCCACCTCCTCGGCAGCGGCAAGGGTTTCACGAGCCGGCTGCGCCGGCCCTTGCCTTGCCTGCGGTGGCGGGCTTGCGGCTGGTCGTTCCTCGCCTCACCTTCCATGGCGGTCACCACCCAACAGCGCTGCGAGATCCGTGCCGTTGCCGTTCACTGCTATCCCGATGGCATCAAGCAGCCCGGCCACTCACGGGTCACGATCTTCTTCGGGCGCAGCGGTCGCCCGGTCAAGCAGATGCGTCTGATGCCTGCTGAGCTGGCCTATGCGATCGCTCGCCGTCTTCAGGGTCGCCGCATTGGCACCGTGTCTGTGATCTGAGCGTCAGCCGGCACCCAGGAATGAGTCCTGGGTGCTTCAGCCTGTTTTCAGGACAGGATGCCTTCCCCAGTGACCCTGGTCAGGAACGAAGCGAGTTGAGCAGCGTCCTTGAGCTTTCGAGTCTGGCCGCAGCCAATGTGAGGGCATTTCAGATAGTAATAGTCAAGAATGTTGCCCTCTTCGGCTGTTTGCTTCTCCTCGAGCACGAGTGGGAGGCCGTGAACGGGACAGTTAACGTCAATATCCTGCGCTCCGACAACCTGGCTCATTTTCCTTTCAATAACCTTGAGGGCGGGCTTCTGGGAGGTGATCAGTGTGAACTGTTCACGGGTGATCTCCAGTTCTGGAATTCCAGCCTTATGAAGAAGGCCAAAATCTTGGTCGCTGAAGGACAGGGTCCCGTTGCAGCGGCCTGGGGTTCCCTCGGGGATATAGAAGTTTGTGCAAGCCCAGAAGTAGTCCTGCATGGTGACGATCGCGCCCTTGGGGTGGTTGCGTCGATTCAGATACATCGGTGCTCTGCATTTTGGGCAGCGCTTCATGCGGACTGCAGGGCCGCGTGACCAGTCCAGAATGTGCAGGTAGTCCTGGGACAGTGAGGTCGCGGATGCTTCGCCTGTTTCGGCAAGGATCTCAGACGTCGTCTCTTCTGAGCGGGCTTGTTGGTGTTCTTCGGCTAGATCGATAGCCTGTCGCCTGAGTTCATCGAGCTGCTCCTCATCGTTTCTGTTGAGTTGGCCATCTCGCCTTAGCTTCCTTTCTAGGTCGGTGATTTCGCCGTCGGTCTCGTTGATGTTGTGCCGGATCTCCTCGGAAGGGCGACTTGAGCCTCCTTGTGATGACGTCACCTTGGCCCAGTCGTCTCTCAGTGACTGAACAAAGGATTCGACACCTCGCTGTACAGCGCGTACAGCCGTTTTGATGATGGCTCCCGAGCCGGGGAGGATCGAGTCGAGGAATTTGAGGAACATGGATCAGTTGGCGGTGCGAGGGCTCAGGGCTGCGCCAGGCGCTGCCTTCGCGTAGCTACGGATGAAGCCATAAGCGAAGCGGTACCCGATGATCCCGACGGCAATCGCCGGATTGGCCATGCACAGCGACACGGTTGCCATCGTGCCGAGGGTTCTGGGGGTGATATCCCGAAAGGCTTCTTCCGGTGTTTGTTGGCCATTGAGGACCGCGCCAAAGCATCGCACCATGTCAACGCCAACCACACCGGCACCAGCGGCCACAGGATTGGCACCCAGCACGGCCTGAGTTGCTGCCATGACCCCAGCACGGCCAAAGCTTCTCAGGGCGCCGTCCTTGGCGCGCTCCGGGATCGATCTGAGAATGGTTTCAGAGCGAGTGCTGTCGCCGCGGGCGATGGCCCCAAGGCATTCCGCAAAGCCACCAGCGGCGCTCATCCCTGCCCCTGCCATCGCTCCCGCCGTCAGTGTCTGGGCTACAGCAGAGACTTTCTCGCTAATGACTTGTTGCTGCACATGGGTTCGCTGGTCATCGACGTACCCCTGCGGATCCCGTGCGATCTGGCGAGCCTCCTGTTGAGAGAAACCCACTTGAATGCGGTGGTCCGGTGACGTGTAGGTGCTGCTTCCACCATCCACTGAACCGGCTTCCAGGTTATGCAGCTTGTGCATCTCCCCGTAACGATCGTTGCTGATCGAGCTGCTTACGTATTGATGGCTGCCTGATTTCACCTGAATCTCGTCGACAACGTCACCTGTGCGTAGATCGATAATCTGGATATCAGGTGAGTTCTGTGACGTGCTCCCACCAAAGGACTCTGTGCTGACGGCCCGATAGGGACTCTCCGTGGCCGCGGCCTGGGCGTTGAAGGTGTTGATCACCTTGTGCTCAGCTGCAAAGCCCTGCGAGTTGGGGTTGCCACTGAGCTCACCCTGATGGGTGAACAATCCATTGCCAGGCGATGCAGTGGTCTTCAGTGTCTGGTTCCAGGTTGGGTCGTTCTGGATTCGTTCGGCTGCGATGGAACGCTCGGCTGCGGCCGCACCAGCGTGATAGGCCACCCCTGCTGCCACGCCTCGCTCCAGGCTCAGCTGGTGATCATCAAGCACTTCCAGGGCATCTTCATCTACCTCTGTGACTCGATATATCCGTTGCTTGAGACAGGCTTTCTGGAATTGCAAGGCAATCTGGATGCTGCTCTGACAGATCTGGCGGAGTTGTTCGGCTATCTGTTGAGGGGTTTCAACATCGCTGCGAACCAGCGCTGATGTCATGCAGGTGGTCTCTGGAGAAAAGCGAACGCAGAATCCTTTGTTGGTTCTCACCCAGAGCTTCTTCTTGTCCAGAAAGGCATGACCGCTGAACTGATCCAGGTCAGGGCGCGTGCTGGCGAGTTCCAGAATTCCCGTGGCCACGGCGTTCTCAAAGCAGTCCTGGGTTGCTTCTAGGAACTCCTTATCGATCAGGTAGGCCATCTCTGGGGCCGTGGCACAGCTACAACCAGAGTGGCCTGCCTGGGTGGGTTTTGGCTATTCGGCCCGTGTTTTTACCAGTTGGTGGCCGCGGCCATGCCCGCCATCTCCCAGTTCGGCGAGGGCCCAGCCTTCACCGGCTCCGCCCAGGGGTTCTGGCTTCCTGCACCCTTTCTGGCGAAACGCCTTGGCAGCCCGCCATAGGGCCTTGTTGAACGCTGGTCTGTCAGCAGGCTGAAGCCTGTCGGCAACCTCCCTTGAGCTCAGCAGCGCTGGCTTCGTCGGCTCCGGGTTTGGTTGCGGGGCCGATGGCCGGCGCTGCTCCGCCTCTAACCGCTGCCGCCAGGTGGCCTCGATCTGCTCGGGCTTGGTGCGCAGAAACGACACGAGGGCGCGGCTGGCCTTCTTGGTGATCGGATCCACCCCCCATGCGGTGGCTTCGCCGCTCAACCACCAGCTCGCCAGTGCAGGCTCGCGGATGGCCTCTTGGATGGCGGCATTGCTCCAGCCTCTCTGCATCAGCAGGAACAGGCGCACCAGCCGAAGGTTCGGTTGCGTACCGGTTTTCCAGTTCAGGTAGGCGATCTGGCTTTGCCCTGCCTGCAGAAACAGGCTTTCCGCCGTCAGCTGGCCTGCTGGCTGGCTTGCCTGCCGTTCATGGGGCCAGCGAAAGCCGTAGGGCCGCAGCGCTTCCGCGAGCTGAATGAAGGCAGCACCCGGCTGGGGCGCCTCTGGCTCCTGCTCTGGGGTCTGCTCGGCTTGCCAACGCCATGGCGCGCTCATGCCGATCAGGGGCGGCTCGCTGTAGCTGGGCTCTGCTGAGTCACGGCGAAGGCTTTCTTCGCCGGTGGCCCGATGTGTCATCGGGTGTCGATCTGCGCTGATCTCAGGCTAGCCGCTGTATCTGGGGTGCAAAGAGCCTTGGCCACTACAGGTGGTGCTACTGGAGCTGCCTCCTGACCAGGTGCCCCCCGTGATGCCCTCCAGCGCCGATTGAGACGAGCTGCCAGTCGTTGTGTTGCCCGCCCAAGGCAACCGGCAGCAGATCAGGGTTCTCACGGGCGCGCCCGGCCGCGCGAGTCAGCGCTTTCTCAAACGCCTTGAGGCTGTGGTGTTTGTCAAGGTCCAGCACCTCTCTCTCCAGGATCTCCAGGGCCTCGCGGGAGGGCATGGAAGGGCCATAGCTCTTGCTCTGGGCTGTGGCCGCCTCGGGCGGCTCTTTGCGGTCCCGTTCCTGCTGCTGCTCGATCCACCGTCGCGCCAGGGTGGCCTCGCTGCGCTGCTCAGCCAGCACTTCTGAAGGCCAGCCGCTGCCAAGAGCGCTCATCGCGGCCTGGATCTCCAGCATGGGCAGCGACCCCACGCGCCAGGCCATGTACTGGAGCCTGCTGTAGCCGGCTTCTGCGAAGAGCCTCTCAGCCGGTGTCAGGGGGTCATCAGCCGCCACGGCTGGTCGTTCTGTGGCTTGACGAGCCTATGGGGATCGACCCTTTCAGGCCAGCGTTAGGCAAACCGTTAGGCAAGCCTACCCAAGACCCCAGGCGGGGCTTACGGCCCACTCGGTTTCCTAAACCGTAGGTCGTGGGTTCGAGTCCCGCCAGCCCCGTTGAGTCACAGGCAGAAAAGCCCAAGCCGGGGCAAGGGTTTTTCAAGGGAGGGGGGCAAGGGTCGACCAGACGGCCTCGGCAGGCTGCTGCCGATCCGCAACAAACCAGGCCGTCGAGCCGAATCGTGCTCGCGCGGCAGGAAGAGCACGGACAAACGAGAAGGCGCAGCAAGGGAGGCCGTGTTGTTCAGCAGTCTTACTGCGCAGAAGCATTGTCGCTACAGCACATTGCAGTTGAATCTCAAAAAACTTCAGCTGCTCTGATGCCCGGGCACGATGCAAACGGGTTGCTTGCGACCACCCCGCGCTTCACGCTTCACCAATGCACGAGCCGTGCGTGAGCCGATGCTGCGGATCATGGCCAGGATCGACGTTCTTTGCCTGGAGGATCCCTGCGGCGGCAGCCACCGATGGGTCGACGACCTGTCCAGAGAAGGGATCTTGATCGGCCATGATCGGGAGCGAAACCCCCTGCACTGCACGGGTTTACAGGTGATTCAACAGGATTCATGCACCATCTTCCTTGCAATTCGCCTAGGCGAATCTCCTGCCTGGTGGAACGCAATCGGTTGTTGCTCTGGATCGGGTCTGAACGCCTGACATCGCCTGCAGTCTTTGAAGAAGGGCCTCCCGTATCGGATGGCGATCATGAATCTCTACGCCAGATGCGGTCAGCTTGTGCTTCTCCAGCAGCTTTGATCCTCAGTTCGATCTGAAAACGCTGGAGATGGTGCTGACAGGCAGCTGTTGATCAGATGTATTCCGTTCCGATCAGGGATGCCGGTTCGTCTCTGGAGGCTTCGGGGCTCGGCCCCAGGGAGAGGTGATCTAATTCAGCTGGTCAGGAAGAAAGCGCTGTCAGGGCAACATCTTGGTGAGGCAGTTGTGGCAAATGCTCAACTGCGAGGAAGATGATCTGCGTGCCTGCGGCGATGGCTGGGAGTCGGAAATCAGGCTGGTCGGTTTCCTGTGGAGGTGCTGCCAAGTAAGGCAGCACAGCTCTCTGGGAGGAAGGCTCCCCGTCTGGCCTGCATTCAGCCTGGACCCTGTTTCTCCCGTTTCGGGTTGGCGATTTCAGAGGCCGAGACTTTTCAGGCAAAGGCCTCCACCTCAGTGGCGGCGCTGCTGCTGGAGCGGCACGAGCACTGGCCGATGAGGGGTCGCTGCTCTGCCCAATGGTAATCAAAAGCACATGTTTTTGTTACCGGGCAAGCGCTTTTGGGGGTGCCACGCGTCAACTCATACAAAAAGCTACAGTGTGGATATCGGAATGACGCGTTGTCATGCCGCCTGGTCCAACGACGGATCTGGACGAGTCGCCTCGGTCCACATCGTGCCAAGGGATGCGACCTCCCAGGTTGAGTCCCGCTTCCATGGGCAGCTGTCCACTGCCGACTCCACATCTGGTTGTTTCATGTCCGTTTTCGATCTGCTGAGCCAATACCAGAAGCGGAAGCCGTTCAGCAGTGCCACTCCTCCCAGCACCGGTGGCAGAGCCGCCGGCAGTTCGGCCAGTGATCTGACCAGCAAGACCGGACCTTCGCTGGGGGGCAGCTCCACCAGCCCATCGACCACAACCATCGCCGCCGCCACGGCCACATCCAAAACCACCACATCCAAAACCACGTCGCAGGGCGTCAGCACCAAAACCACTGGCACCAAAGCCCCCGGCGTGGCGAGCGCTATCGCCAACCAGGCGCCAACGGCCTATGACGCCACGGCCAGCACCACCGAAAGTGCGGTGCTCCAGGCCAAGGTCCCGGCAGCACGGGATCCCGAGCGCGGGGCGATCACCTATCAACTGGTGAGCGGCGTGGCGGCCGGCAGGCTCACCTTCAATGCCAACGGCAGTTACAGCTTCAACCCCGGCATTGATTTCAAGCACCTGGTCGCCGGTGAGAGCGACCGGGTGACCTTCACCTACCAGGCGATCGACAACAAGGGAGCCGCGAGTGCCCCCAGAACGGTCACC